CTTTCGAACACTTACCTTCCAGAACCCGACTAAGTCGTCCCCACAAATCCTGTAGGGTTGGGGTCCTAAGCCTTCACTCCGACTTGACTTGGACCGTACTGTACTGATGGCGGAGTCTGCACTCCACATATTCGCCAAGCAGAGGATGAACCAAGTGAGCGGTAATCCCATAAGGATTCCGCAAGACGAGGATTCAATCATCTGCTTGTCAGGATATGTGACGTGCATTGGACCCAACAAGTCCAACCCGACCTGTCTTAATTCTGAGAATAAACCAATCCCGTTACAGTAACCCAACCACAACGCCTTAGCGACGTCGTGGTGTAGGTTATCTGTAGCAGCGGAAAGGTCCGCGCTCAGGATCTCGACAGGTCCAGGGACTCCGTCCCCTAATGCGGAGGACACTGCCTCTAGGTGATCTCCCCTTAGGACCTCACTCACCCTCTTATCCTTTCGGAGAGAGGAGAGTGCGGTCTTTCGGAGGAGATGGCCTAGAGCAACAGCGCTCCCAGGCGACTTAGTTACGACACGAGCCTTGAATCCCCTTTCGGAGATAATCTCGACTTGTGCCCGTAGCGGTCGCTCGAGAGCGTTGAAGTTATCTAGCAGTGCCTCTCGCATCACAGCCTGGGTCTTGAAGGACTCCCAATCGACATCGTAGATGCCTTTTGGTTGTTCCCCAATCCCCAAGTCAGTACCTGGTGGAACCTGCTGATACAGCTCCACAAGGAAAGCGGCAAGACCTCCCAGTCTCCTAGATTTCTCTAGGCAGCTACCTGCGGTCAATGCAAAAGTCATCGGAGCAGAAGATGGAAGGTGTTGTTCCCCCCATCTCTGAGCCCATGACTGCATTGATTCCAAGGTAGCCTGAGAAGGCTTGCCGTCCAACCGTGTGAAAGCTTTGCAGTGTTCCGCCAGAGCCTTCTTTTCGACTGTCTTGGTACCCTGAGGGAGCGATCGGCCGACAAAGGAGTATGAGATCTTACGATCATCATCCACTTTTATCGCGCGGAGCGGTCCCTCAAGAGCACAACCAAGGGCTGAGAACCTGTTCGAAGCTGGAGCCTTCTTCTCCTTACCAGTTTTACCTGGATTGGAGAAGGCCTCCACCCTCGCTTGGGTCGCCTCAGCCTTGATATGTGCTGCTGTAACAAAGCGGCCAGAAAGAAGAGTAGTACGGAGTATCCACCACGCTGAATGTAGCAAAGCGGAAGCGCCCTTTCGATGATCTCTCAGGGAGAGGTCAAAGACAATGCGTTTCCCATTTGCTGCATGAAGGCCGGCTAAATGAGATCTCCAGGTCGCCTCGCAGAAACCCAAAAGGTTCTTACGAGACTTTCTAGAGAGCGAATTTAGCCGCCCCAGTGTGTTGGATACAGCCTTCAGAGGTGCACACCACCGTGGTGTGGAAAGGGCCCAGGGAGCGGCTAGCGAACCGCCCCCTGGGACACCCTTCCCGGTGGTACCCGGCTTGGAGGAAGGAGCCTCTCTTTGAAGAGAAGGTTTCCCTCCACCGTGGTACATACCGAGAACACCACAAAGAGAGTAACTAGGTGAAAACTTAGTTACTTCTTTGATGTGCT